ATAAAACCAATTAATTTCATTATACAATGTATTATGCTCTGCATAAACTAATTGATTTGAACTATAATTAACTCCTAAATTATCTCCTGTAGTTGTAAATACAAAGTCTTCAACTTCACAAGGAATAGTTTTTACAGTACCGTCAAACATAAAAAATCCACCTTCACCTGACATCCAAAACACAATACCATTAGAATAACTAAGTGCATTTTGTCCAATCAATCCACAGTTAGTACCAACTTGTCTAACACTAAATGTAAAAGGTGGCCCAACATATTGAATTACATATGCTGAAGTATCTGTTAATACTAATGTGTAATCTTTACCAGATACTGCTCCAATAATTTCGTTACCTTTATCCAATCTAAACGTTCCTGCAGTATTAGTTGCTGTTGGTTGATATACATTAAAATTTTCTTGATCACTGAATCTTATAAACATTGGATCTTGAGTAGTAGAGCTTCCAATAGTTGTTTCTGTTCCAAAATGAAATACATGTCTGTCTCTATCAGATACTTGAGTCAATCTTGTTTTAGTAGGAGCACCAGACATAACAACTGCTCTGTTTGCTCTAGGAGTTGCTGCTCCTGAGTTCCATGTAAATGTTTTGCCATTGTGAATAGTTGCAACAAGTATTTGACCAAAATTATCTAGGCTCCAAAGCCCTGGATCCAAAACCACGTTACTGGTTGCACTTGCAGTTCCCCATGTGCTTGAGCCCCAGGTAGATGTACCCCAACCTAAACCTGCAGTTTGGAAAGTAGGACCCACTATTTCATAGGGATCAATTTGAGCTGAACCTGTGCCAGATGTTGTTCCAGCTGAATTAGAAGGCATAGTTATTTCAAATGTATTTGCAGTTTTATTTCTTACTTCAAAAGTATTATCTTCAAAATCAGATGTTGCATAACCTGAACCTGTTGGAACCGTAACAGATGAAAATGTTACATATCTTCCATCTAATAAACCATGTGCTGTTTTATTTACGGTAACCGTTGGAGATCCAGATGTTGCATCAAAATCAGCTCCTGTAATAGCGCCATCGGGATCTAAAGGACTAATATCAAAAAACTCACCTTCATAATATAAAAACAAACCTTGTGATGTACCGATTACTACATATTTTTCACCAGCGATAGATGTAAAAGCATGTTGTGCTCTTGCTGCACCTGGTAATGTATTATTAGAGTTAGTGAGTTGTGACCATCCACCTATCTTTTCAGGTAAACCATATCTAAATCTTACAAAGTCTCCATCAACCCATTGTGATTCACCACCTGAGTCTGTGACCATTTTATTAAAACCAGGTTTAAAGTTAAGTTTTTGTAGCATAAATAGTGGATTATATATTTATTTTTATTGTTTTGCTATTATTATATTCCAATCTAGCTTATCTAACAAGTCTTGAAACAATAAGATTTTAGTATCATATTTTTTTACGTATTTATTTATTTCTTCAATATCAAATATTACCCAATTCTTAGTTGTTTCAAACACCATCTTATCTGCATTAGAACCTGTATTACCAGATTTACCTAATTTATTATCCGGTATTTTAGCCATACCTCTAACATCGAATTTAAAAATTTGATTAGATTTATTTTTTAATCTTCCTTGAACATGCCAGAATTTAGGTTTTTCTGGATAAGTTATATCATCTAAACAAGTCTCAACAAACCTTGTTAAGATAGACACTATTTAAATTTTAAAGCCTTTGAACCAAGCGGGAAGTCCTAGATGTGGACGTTTGTCAAACATGTTTTCTTTTGCACCTTTTGTTTTTCTATTATTGTAATGCAAAAATACTTGTACACATTGTTTACCCTTAAATTTTTCTCTCCAATGTTCTAATTCACATCCAGAATAAACTAACATATCTCCTGGTTTTAAATCCACTTTAATACCTTTCATCCCTTCTTTACCAGATGGTTCTAAATAGATAGGCCAGTCATCTCCTCCAAGATTCATTGTTGTAGATATCTCACAACTAAATCTATCTTTGTGTCTTTTTAATTCATCATCTTTTTTATAAATTCTTGCGTAACTGTATGCAGGATAAATTTTTAATCCTGTAGTTTTTTCCATTAAAGATTTACATTGTGCTAATAATGTTTCCATAGCTATATCTGAATAACAAGAATATGTATCAGGAATTTGAGCGTTTTTATCTTCATAATATCCTAATGTAGTTTCATAAGGAGATATATATCTTCCTTTTATACAGGTATCATAAACTTGTTTTTTTGTTAAAAAATAATCAGAGACAAACGCAGCTAAATCTTTTGATATTGCTTTTCTAATAATTGTATATTTATTTTTTTTAAAACTCATTATTTAAATGGATATCCAATGTTCCACATGACCAATGAATATCTCACCCCTTTCGTTACGGGTTTTACTCTATGCCACACAAATGAAGGAAATACAACAATAGAGCCACGGGGAAGTATCTCAGTACAAGTTTGTGTAATTGATGGATCATCTTCATTTCTAAATTGAAATTCTAATTCTCCTCCTTCATAATCTTTTGGATCTGATAAAGAACATGTTACTGATAATTTTCTAATTTTACCATCACTATTTAAATCATTAGGGCTGTTGTAAGCGTGAGCCCAACTATCACTATGCCAATCATAAAATTGATTTAATTTATATTTTGTAAATTGACAAGACTCTGACCAATCCCAATCAAAATTCCAACCTGCAAGATTATTAGCCATAGCTACATAAGGTTGTGTTTCTTTATAAATCCATCTATCATTCATCCAAACAATATTAGAATCTCTTTTTTGTTTTAAATCATTTAACTGTTTTTTATTTAATTTAGAATTATTATTTTTTTTATGTTGAGTGCCTGTAAGAGCTATTTGTTCTTGTTGTTGATTACCATATTTAATAATTTCATCACAAAGTCTAGGTGTTAAAGCAGATTTAAAATAGTAATAATAATTGTATAAATTCATAATTTCTAAATTGTATATATACAATTTACGAATAAATACAAGTTTATGAAATGTTAATTACCAGTAGCTATCCAAGAAGATGAACTTGTATTCCAAGCAAATTCATTGTTTTGATCATCATAACCCAACCATCTTAAATTAGCTTCGTCCCATTGTATTGTATATGGTGCATCATCCCCATAAGTAAGTATTGTTGGTTCTGCTACAGGAGATTGCCAATCATCATTAGAATCTAATGACCATGAAGCATAAGGTTGTTTTGCTAAAAATTTATTTTTTGTTGCATCGTATACATATCCAATTCCAGCATATTGTTTTCTAAAATTATTATTATATGAAGTTTGTTTCCATGTTCCTGATCCAAAGAAATTTTGACACCATGTTTCACCATCTACATGCATATCGTTTTCTCCCAAAGGACCATCCGAAGTTTCTATATCATTACCCACAACAATAACTCTTTTTACAATTTGATGTGTATCAGATGTAAAACCTGTTGGATCTGTTTTTGATTCTAGTTCTGCAAAATGTGCCATAATATTAATTAAAAGTTAAAGTTCCTGAAACTGTAAATGTTGCAACTGTAGCTGCTCCATCGGGAGCTACTGTATTGGTACCTGGTGTAACGGACATAGGTGCACCTGATGGTGATCTAATAATAACAATACCTGATCCACCATTTCCACCTGCATGTGCTGCTCCACCACCAACTACGTTGATAGGTCCACAACCTCCACCGCCGCCTCCTGTGTTAACGGTTCCTGGAGATGCATCACTACTTTGTCCACCATTTCCGCCTCCGCCATTTCCACCGAGTCCTCTAGCTGCTCCATTCCAGCCACCGCCACCGCCGCCTCCTGCGTAAAAAGTTGCGGATCCTGAAATTGCATTTGGTACTCCAACTCCTCCTGGACCACCATCGTTACCGCTTGGATTAGCGGGTGCAACTGCTCCTGCACCTCCGCCTCCTGCAGATCCTCTACTTGGAAAGTTTGGACCTTGACGACCATCATTTCCCTGAGGCGGACTTGTTGGAGGTGTATTACCAGAACCTGCAACACTTCTTGGGGTACTAGATGTTGCTGAAGTTCCTCCACCAGAACCCCCATTTGCTCCAGGTTGTTGGTTTCCTACAGCTCCACCACCACCGCCTGTTGATGTAATTCCAAAAGGTTCAGGTGCTGCAAAAGATGAATCATTTCCATTATCTGCTACTCCTGATGCAGGGCCATCTGGAGTGTCTCGACCATCTCCTCCTGCTCCTACTACAATATTATAGGTTCCTTTTCCTGCGGATAAAATAGTACCTTGTAAAGGTGCTGGACCAAAACCAGAAGCTCTATAGCCTCCCGCACCTCCTCCTCCACATCCGAAAGATGACGATGAAGCATGTCCTGCTCCGCCTCCACCGCCTGCTACAATCATATAATCGACAGCTACAATTGCTGCAGCTGCTCTAAATTGACCAATAGAAATTTGTCCTGAACTTGGAATAGGACCATTAGGTGCAGGGGTAGATGCAGGAACATTTGCTCCTCCAGAATAGTATTCAGATAAAGATATAGGATTAGACCCACCAAACTCTGTTTGGATGTCTGATAATCCAACGTTTGTTGAAGGAACTGGCATTATTTATTTTCCTTAGTTAAACTTTCTACTTGTTCTGAAAGTTTTTTAACTGCTTCGATTAATAAACATGTTAATCTATCGTATTTTACAGCTTTAATTCCATCTGGTCTTTGTGCAACTGCTTCTGGTAAAACTTTTTCAACTTCTTGAGCAATGACTCCAACATCTTTTTTTCTAACAAAGTAGCCATCTTCACCACCTCTTTGATCTATATATTCTTTTTTCCAATCAAATAATACACCATTTAATTTTTTTAAAGACTCTATTGGATCAGGTATGTTTGTGATATTTTCTTTAAGTGCAACATCAGAAGAATAAAAAGCAGTTACATCATTAGTTGCTCTAATTTCTCCTGTAGTCCCTGATGGTGCGGTTCCTACTCCTATTGAATCAGCTTGTACATCATTGTCTGCTGTTAATGTTCCTGTAATGTCGATGTTTCCTGTAGTATTAATATTTCCTGTGCCTGTAATATTGTTTGAATTTAAATCTAGATTACCACCTAATTCAGGAGAAACATCAGAAGAAACTTCTGTAAATGCTGTGTTAACAATATTTGTTCCATCAGAATAAACCATTTTTTTACCTTTATCTGTAGTAGCCCAAGTTACTCCAGAACCTGAAGAAGTTTTAACAGTTACAGTAAAAGCACCGATTGTTGCATTTTCAATTAAATATGTTTTTTCTACAGAATCAGGAACCACTACATCTACATTTGATGTAATAGTACCGGTTAATTTTAAAACTTGATTTTTACCATTGGATAAAACACCATTTGAAAAAGTTAAAGTAACACCTGTTGTTGCATTTAAAGCCACTGCATCATAACCACCAATTGCTTGCTCAAGAATTAGTAAGTTAGTATTAGTGATCTGTCCCCAAGTTCCTGGGTTTTCACCTGTTGTTTGAACAGTTAGTTTTAAATTAGCTGATGTTGAATTTGCCATATTTTAAATTCCTTAATATTTCATTATATTTATATTATTACCTTAAATCAAGCTACTTCTTTCCAGCCAGGAGGATCTATAGGTGCATTACCTGTAGGAACTTTAGTCCATACAATAGGACCTACCACACTTCCTTCAGCCATTGTCATTTCAATTCCTGTTAATATAGCTAATGAATCTGGAGCTGTAGCAGTACCCTCTTGCATAGTCAATTCTTGACCAGTTGTACTTACGTCTACATCTGCTATTGCAGTAACACTAGCCAAAACAGCAGTCATTGATTGACCAGTTAAAGTAACATTTGCATCTCCAGTAACATCTGGAGCGTTTTCTTGCATAGTCAATTCTTGACCAGTAATATTAACATCTGCATTAGCTGTAATAGATAAATTTCCTTCAGCTAAAGATAATAATTCACCAGTAACATCTACTAAAGTATTAGCATCTAAAGTTGCAGTTCCTAATGTTGAAGTTAGAGCTTGACCTGTAACAGAAATATCTGCTGTTCCAGTAGTTGAAACAGAATTTAAATTAGCAGATAAAGCCTCACCTGTTGGAAATACTACGACTCCAGCAAAGATATCAACATTGCCTTCTGTAATAGTTATATCTTGACCAGTTAAAGAAACAGTTACATCAATGATAACACCAGGAGATGTTTCTGCTATGGTAAGCTCTTGACCAGTTACTTGAACAATTGGATTCTCTACAATTGCTGCATAAGGTGTTTCTGCAAAAGTATTAATCCCAAAAGCCATAGTCTAGGCTCCTGTTTTG